TGATCCTATGATTCTGGATCTACTTAAAGACGCAATCCTACAAAACATAGGTGTTCTAAAACAAGCCCCAAAGGGCTGGCATAAGCGTAACTGTATGCTTTGCCATACGCAGGGCCACGGAAAGGACACTCGCAGTCGTTTTGGAATTCAATTTAATCCACAGTCGATAGCATGCAATTGCTTTAACTGTGGATTTTCTGCTGGCTATACAGAAGGCGGCGACCTATCAAAGGCAATGAAATTCTTCTTAAGACAAATACATGTCAGTGAAGAATTTATTAAGCAAATTGAGTTTGAAATCTTTAAAGAGAAGAATAAGATTAAAGAGTTCAGAGATGGGCAAACTGTCGAGGACACAGAAAGTAAACTCAAATCATTGTTTCAGAAATGGAAGGCAATAGACCTGCCGGAAAATTCATTACGAGTAACAGAATGGCTTGAACACGGATTAGATGATCCGCAATTCCTAAAAGTTGTGAATTATGCTTTAAATAGGCATATCTACAATTTAGACGAATTTTATTGGTGTCCCGACAGAGCACATAATCTGAATCAACGTCTAATTATTCCGTATTATTATAGGCGTAATATTGTAGGATTTACTGCACGTTTATGCTATGATACAGATGACAAAAGCATACCAAAATATTATCAGCAATGTCCGACAGACTTTGTCTATAACCTTGATTCACAACAAGGTTGGTCACGTAAATATGTTCTCGTCAATGAGGGCGTGCTAGATGCGTGGTCAGTAGATGGCATAAGTACATTAGGCGAAATTGGACAAGCAAAGGTAGATATTATCAATCGTCTGCAGAAGCAGGTAATTGTGTGCCCCGATAGAGATAAAAAGGGTTGGGACCTAGTGAAGGTTGCAATAGAAAACAATTGGTCAGTGGCTTTCCCGAAGTGGCGAGCAGATATTAAGGATGCAGCAAAAGCATCAGAGATTTACGGAAGGCTATTGACTACACACTCTATCATTTCTACCGCAGTATCTGGTAAAGAAAAGATACAGTTGACATGGGATATTCAGCAGAATGAGCGAAGAAAACGCCAGCGAAATTAACGACTATAGCAAGGATGTGGAAGACTTGTTCATCAACTTTATGATGAGCAAGCCGGACCTGTTTGTCCGTTGTAAAGGTATTCTAAAATCTGATTACTTCGACGACAAGATGAACAGAGACACGGTAGCTTTCATTGAGGGCTATAGCGTTGACTTTTCCAATATTCCGTCATTGCAGCAAATCAAAGCATTGACGAAAAAAGAAGTCGAGATCATGGAGGTCGAGGCAGCAACGCATGAGAACTGGTTCTTAAGAGAGTTTGAAAAGTTTTGTAGACACAAGGCGTTGCGTGATGCAATTCTTGCTTCGCCTAACCTTTTGGATGACGGACGATATGGGGAAGTTGAAGCAACCATCAAAGCGGCGGTACAGATTGCCCTTGTTAAAGACCTCGGAACTGATTATTACGCAAATCCGAAAGCTAGACTCGAAGCTATTCGAGAAGGTAAAGGGCAGGTATCAACGGGATGGATCACAGTCGACGACAAACTCTACGGAGGACTCAACAAAGGTGAAATAACAATCTTTGCTGGACAGTCTGGTGCAGGTAAGTCACTGTTCTTACAGAACCTTGCGGTAAATTGGGCACAGGCAGGACTTCACGTAGTTTATTTGTCACTTGAACTTAGTGAGAAACTTTGTTCAATGCGTATTGACGCAATGCACACTGGATTTGAAACACGTGAAGTTATGCGTAACATCGACGATGTTCATATCAAGGTTAGAGCATCGCAACAGAAGAGTCATGGAACACTTCAGGTAAAACAACTTAAGAACGGTTGTACAGCAAACGACATTCGTGCCTTTATTAAAGAATATGAAATTCATAAGAAGATAAAAGTAGATGCAATTCTTGTTGACTACTTGGATCTTATGATGCCGATGAGCACAAAGATCTCGGCAGAAAACCTGTTCGTTAAGGACAAGTATGTAACAGAAGAATTGCGCAATCTTGCAGTTGAGCTGGATACTGTGACAGTTTCAGCTTCACAGTTGAACCGTGGTTCTTATGAAGAAATTGAATTTGATCCAAGCCATATTGCAGGTGGTATTTCTAAGGTTAACACAGCAGATAACGTCATTGGTATTTTCACAAGTGCAAGCATGAAGGAAAGTGGCAGATATCAAATTCAGTTCATGAAGACACGTTCGAGCTCGGGTGTTGGTAGCAAGGTTGATCTTGCATTCAACAATAAGAGTTTGAGAATTACTGACCTTGAGGAAGGTGAGGATAATGCCGTCGCAGCGACTACAAAGAATATCTACGATCAATTGAAGAAGAGAAGTATAGTTAAATCTGGCGAAAAAATTGATGCCGAAACTGGGGAAATTACTTCTACAACACAAATTAGCGGTAAGAAATCCGATGTATTAACGGGCGCCGCATTGGTACGAGAAATGCAAAAAAACCGTAAGTAACAAAATACCGTCGAAAGCTGATTAATAGATAAATATAGAAAAGTAATCGGAGATATAAATTGTCCATTAATCGCAGAAGCAGGTCCATTCTTGAGGAAATTAGTACCTACGTTCCTCAAAAGAGTAAAGAAGACCTTATTGAGGCCAGGGCGCAGCATATTATAGTTTCGGCTATCAATCTGTTAGAATCAATCGATGCGGCGTTTTCTCCCGACGAGGCCGAAGCTTTGAAGAAACGTTTTGTCTCCAGCATTCGTGGCTCTGATCCAAATCGCTTTACGAGAATGGTAAAACGTATCAGAACAGGTTGCGACGGAGATGAAGACGTAGATGGCAATTAATCTTACAACACTTACCAGGGAATGGATCCAGTTTCTTAAGAATAACCAGATTGTAGGGATGCAATCTGATCCAAAGTCCGGTAAACTCAACTACAAAAGAAAACCTAACGTTCAGGAACTAATAAGGTTCCTTGACATTAAGACTGACTTTGATGAAGAGGATGTCCGAGCAGCCGTTAAGACTGTTTTGAAATCCAAAGGTGGCTCTGACCAGGAGGATCCAAAAGCACTACCCGGTCCAGGCCCCGGAAATGATGTTTCAACATGGAGTCATTCAGAGACCACTCCCGCTGATGCACCAGACAATGCTCACAGGGAACCATTAGATTCACCTGCCAAAGCAAAGAAATATTCCAATGATGATGCTGAGGATATTGATTATCGCGACCCGGAACAATCACCCGGAGAACCACCTGCACTAACTCATAAGAGAAAACCACGATTCAAGTATCGTGCTGGACAAGACCCAGAACGTTTGAGTGAAGATTTTTATGACCGTCAGGGTGTTGAGCTTGAAGAAAATGATGTCAAGCAGATTTTTAGAATTCTTCTATCGCCAAAGCCACAGGCTGCCGAACCTGCAGAGCCGGAACCAACTGATGATGAGAAGACTGCTAAAAAGCAGGAAGAAACAAGAAAGATCAAGCGCATTATTCGTGACTCAATGAATGCTGGCCAGCGTAAGGCATTGTGGAGATTGCTTGATGAAATGACTAATTTATCAGAATCACAAATTAGCCCAGCGGATGCCAAGGCTGTTCTTTCGGCCGCAGCAGAATTAAAGAATAAGCCAACCGGACTTGGAAAGGTATTTAAGGGCTTAAGGAAGGACAAGATTGATGTAAATGATCTTCAGCAAGCCTGGAAGGATGCTGGATTTCCGGATGACACACGCGATTTGCATGCTATACTTAAGAATCAAGGTTTCGGTGATAATGAAATCAACAAGGTATTTTCGACTGTGTTTGGCGGCGAAGAAGATAAGCCAGACCAGCCGATGGGTACTCAGGCAGTTCAGAAAATTGCAGAATATGCACAAAGGGCCGGAATTGTTGACGAATTGAAATCTTTCATGGCACAAGAATTCGGTGAGGAGTTGGGAATTGCCCAACCAAAGAAGCGTGGCTGGTTTGGCAGAAAAGCAGTCACTGAAGAAGTGAGAGAAATCTTTACTAAAATTGTGCAGGAAGAGAGAACCGATAGATTGCAGCTAATTAAGCAGCAGGAACAAACAAATCTCGGCCGCACAAGAAAATGAATTTAATAGAAGTATCGAGGGGTATATCACATATTGAGGATATTCCTGTTGGGGAGATTATAGAAATTCTCACTAATCTCCCCAATTTTGAGTTGACTGAAAAAGTCGACGGCGCCCAGATTCTGTTCGGTATTGACGAGAACGGATTCTATACTAGTCGGGAGACTAAGGGCGGAACAAGAATTTACAATGAGGCGGATTACGGCATATCATTCTCCTCAACATACATGCGTTCCTCACACAAGTTATTGGAACAGATGTTGCCTGTCCTAAAAGGTGCTGGTCTTAGACCCGGTGATCAAGTTGAGGCAGAAGTTCTCTATGGACAGGTCCCGAATGTCGTTCCATACTCTGCGGATACAAACTATCTAATCTTCCTACGCACTACCGAGGGCGCCGTGAATATTGACCGGTTGAAGCAAAAGCTTGCCGGCCAAGCGGTTTCCGTTACTCTCGAGTCACCTTTCACAGACGATGGAAAAAGTATTACATTAAGAGAGATGACCAATGTCTGGAAATTTGCTCGGGTTCCAATTATTGAGAAAAATTACAATCCAGCACTAATTACTCGTCACCTTGCTGAAATAAAGCGTTATCTTAACATTAGGGATGGATTTACTGGACAATCATTTGCTGTGATTCTTGAAACACCACTTAATAAGATTCCTGATTGGGTGCCTGTCGGTACCTGGAAATCTGTAAAGGAATATCTGAAAGAACGTAAGCTTGAGATAAACCAAATTTTGGAAGACGAACACATTTTCCCTCTCAAGGAAGCTTTGCTCAAGACTTTTGTAAGAGAGAGACAGAGTGCTTTCGGTCCACCAGTTGAAGACGGTGGTTGGATTGAGGGTGTGGTACTAAAGAATACCATAACTGGAAAAATGGTGAAGCTTATTGACAAAGATGTTTTTGGTACAATTCGTGAAATGGCATGGAAGAAGAGAAACATGATTAACGAGAAGGCAAGAAGCACTGAGGGTGCCTCTGGATTCTTAGGTAGACTATATCTCGACCTGGCGACGTCTATTGGTCACCCAGAGCTTGGAACTATGCAGGCTAAGAATTACCTACGTAAGGCAGGAACAATCACAGAAGAAAGATTGGCAACATTAGCCGAAGGAACAGATTTTGATTCAGTACAATCGTATTGGATTTCCTTACTTGAAGTTAGACGCACCGATCTTGAGGTTGAATTAGATAAATATGCGAAAGAAGAGAGTGACTTTCCCGCAGGCACAAGAAGATTCCTGGCAAGCGCGATTAAACAAAGGACATTGCAGACGTTTGCATCGGCTTTTCAACAAATTGATGAAGCTAAAGAAGCCGCGATACGAGCGGTGAATACAAAGGATCTGTTGAATATTTTAGTAGGTAAACAATTAGGCGAAATTTGACATGAGATTAGATGAGATTGTAACATTAAACGACGTGCTTAATTCTGATGCATTCATTAAATTAATGGATACCATTAAGACTAAGCCACAGGATTTGAATGTTACGAGGATTAAGAATCAAATATTGCAATCGTGGCAAAAAGGAATGAGGTCACGAAAGCATTATGATTCTTTACTCAGCCAGATCGATATTAGTCTAAATCAATTAATTGACAAGTGAAACTAAAATACATCAGCACTCCCACTGACCTGGGAGGTACAGCCGTTCCCGGTTGTGGCACAATCCACAAATCTGAGATTAAAGAGACGCTGACTAAGTTATCTGATGACTTAGAGATGCCGTTTGACTTTAACGATTATGTCCTGGGATCTGCTGGTAAAAGGGAAT